CTGAACTTGGAGAAGCAAAATGGTAGACATGGTGAACCACCCGCCGCACTACACACGCGGCGGCGTTGAGTGTATTGACGCGCTCGCGTCAGCGACCGCGGGGCTGGAAGGGCTTGATGCGGTTTGTACCGCTAATGCCATCAAGTACCTGTGGCGCTGGAAACAGAAGAACGGCGTCGAGGACTTGCGGAAGGCTCAGTGGTACATCAACAAGCTCATCGAGACATCTGTAGTGCCGCAGCCCGACCTTCTTCGACGCGGCGTGCCCAGCCCCGACCAAACGTGGGCCAAGTGGGTAGCGTCTGAAGATAGACAAGACGATTGTCTTGGAACTTGTTGATGACGTCCGCCGCCGGCATGGCAGCGACGGCCTTCAGCGTCATGGGGCCGATCGCGCCGTCCGGCGTCACGCCGACCACCTCTTGCAGGAGCTTGGCCGCGCGGCCTGGGCCTGAGTTGATGGCGGTATCGAAGACCACGTAATCAACACCCGCCGGCAGATCGTCGGCGCGCACCTTGTCCCAATAGCGTTCTTTGTAGAGCGGCGCCACGTCCTCAGGCATCAGATCGCGCATGTCCTGCTCGGTCACTGGATGCCCGCACCACTTCTCCCACGTCGCCTTGGTGCAGCCAAGGTTAGTGATGCCCCCTGGGTCGTCCTTGTGGTGAACGAAACCCCCTTCGTGATGCAGCACTGCCGCCAGCGCGGCGCTCCAGTTCTCTTTCATTTCTTGCTCTCAATCGTATCTTGCTTGGCCTTGCTGCCCGCGCTGCTACCAAAGAAGAAGTTGAGGATGGTTGCGACCACGGTCGCCAAGATGAAGCCCAGCACCGTGTCGGCAAAGCGCACGTTGTCAGTCGGAATCTTTACCATCGTGATCAGAAAGATGTACCCGGCTGCGACGATGGACCAGAAGGTCGCCAGCACGTAAACGAACGACTTGCCGACGCCGTTGCCGTTGATAAGCGCCGCGATTTGCATCGCGCGGGCGTCTGCCGTGTTCTTGTTCGCCTGCTCGACCATGAACTCTTCATGCTGCATCGCGCGCTCGCGCAGGCGCGTGATGTCCTCGGCGTTCATGTCGGGCTTGAGTTCAACGCCCGTCTTTTCTTGAACGTAGTCAAGCCCCTTGTCCACGACCGCTTGCGCGACCTTGGGCAGGTTGTTCTGGATGAGAGTAGAGACGATACCTGCAATGATCGGGGCCATCAGCGCGCTACCTCCGCAAGGGCTATCATCAAGACAGCGATGAGCAAGACGATAATGCCAAAGATGTAGTTCATTTGGGCCACCTGTCGACGATGAACATGACGATGTGGAACAGAATGATCGCGCCCAAGCCCACCACAACGGCAACGAGCGCCGCGTCGGAGGTGTTCTTGATGAACTTCTTGCGTCGCCTGATTTGTTCGTAGACCATCTTCTCGCGCTGCTCTTTGATGCGCCGGCGCATCTGTACAAACTCGACGTAGCCGTCGCGGCCAAGGTGCTGTAACGGCCCGTAGTGGAACCAGTGGTACAGCGTCTTTTCCATCTCCTTGATCTTGACCTGGGCGGCGTAGGCGTCAAACGCCTCAACGGTGGCTGATTTGGAAAAGGTGAGCTTTTTGAACAGCGGGGGCTTGGTGTTCTGCTGCCCGTTCATCCACTCTTGCAGGTCGCTGACGGCGCCGGCCCACTTGCCAAGCTGGCCGAACACATCCTCGGCCTCACGCCCCAGCTCCACCGCCTTCTTCAGTCCGTTGAAGACGGCAGTCGCAGTCGCCAACAGACTGATCGGGTCTAGCATCTCACACCTTTAACACAAGCCCCAACAACAGCAGGATAATCGCGCCTGCCCCGCCGATCAAGATATGCTCCAGCCGCTTGATGCGCAGGATCGTCTCAGTCCATCGTTCCGCGCATACCGCTTCATGCGTGTTCAAGCGAGCCTCCACTTCGTTTGCTGATGCCATCATCGAATTCCCATCAAAGCATTACGTTCTTCACGCGCTTCGTTGGTCTGTTGTACCAGCAACGCATTACGCGCGGTGATATCACTAACTAAACGTTCGGCAAGAGGATCGTACCGTGGCGTCGCGGCGCGTTGCGCGCCTTGCGACATAAGGTACCGTCGCATAGCCGCTGACAGCGCGTTGGGCACTGCTGAAACAGGGCCGAGCACCGTACCTGAGCTTGGCGTGCCAATTTGCGACGGTAGTTGTGAGACGCGGGGAAATCGACTGGCAAATTCTGCAATGTTTTGCAGGTCGCCAGTCATGTACTTGCCCCGTTGCAAATCACTCGCAAGTTTAGACGCACTAACGTTGTTTGTGCCCTCGCGGATCGCGTTTTCCACTGCGTAACTGATTGCCATGCGCTGACGCGCCGCACGAAAGTCATCAAGCATTTGCGCGGCGTTCGACGCGCCGCTAGCCTGAATGCCGCGCTCAACTTGATTTTCCAGTGCGTTAGCAATCCCGCGTTGAGCATTAGCGATATCTGGCTCGCCACGCCGAAAACTTGCCGAGGCATCGTTACGTAAGTCTTGAATGCGTTTGATCGCATCGCCGGCGTCAAAATTTTGAACGAGGTGGCTGTTAACAATCTGCTGTACTTTGTTAGGGACAGCGCCTGGAAACGACGCGGCTTGCCCTGTAAAAGCCTGTTCTACACCAGCCAGATCGTTTAGATACTGCGTATCAGTAGCTACGCTGCCGATACGTTTGATAGGCTCGTAGCCCTGCGTCGCGGCTTCTTTTCTAACGGCCTTCATGGAGTCGGATGTCAACGGCGTGTCTTCGCCGACCCCTACCGCACGCCGCGCCAGCTTGTTCGTTGTTTCTTGATTGCGCACCGACATCATCTGCTCAAGCAGTGTCTTGCCGGCAATTCGTTCCGCAACGACAAACCGACCTGAAAGCGGGTCGATGCTGCCTGGTGGCGCCATGTAGCCTTCTGCGCGGGCACGTTCTAGCGCCATGTCGCGCGGAAGGTTAGCCTGCTGTTGCGCTGTCAACGGCGACGGCGCCACTTTACGAACTTGCTCAAGCGCTGCTTGCGCCGGTACGGTAACCGCGCTCAAAGGGTTAGTGGCCGTAGCTGCCGTCTCAAGAGCGCCTGCTGCTTGCGCAAGCGGCGCTGCGACACGCGGTGCAGCTCGGCCCGCAGCGCCTGCGGCTATTCGAGTTGCGCCCGCGCCTCCGGTCAACAGCGTGGATAGATCGCCAGCCGCGCCAACCGGGTCTTCGGCCAACGTTCGTTTTATGCCTTCTAGCGACCCGTAACGCTCCTTGTACATGCCGCCCACGGCGTTGGCGACATCCATAGCCCGTTGCGTGCTAGCGGGGTCTGAGTCAAACCGATCAATAAAGTCTCTGACTGACGTAGGCACTGCGCTTCTAAGCGCGCCAGCGCCGATATCGCCAACAGTCTTGATGGTCTGCACAGGGTTTGTGACAGCCTCATACAAGCCTGTTGCAAACTGTTTGGCGCTTGCGGGGAGATTGCGCATCGCTGCCGCAGGCACTTCAGCCGCCGTATACGTGCGGCGCGGGCCGGGTAATGTTTCAATAGGGGGTGCCGTAGCGCCGCGCAAGTAGGCATCTGGGTCAAACGCTGGCGCTTCGGCAGACGCCGGCGCAGTCTCTCGTAGATAAGCGTCCGGGTCAAATTTTGCCATGATTACTCCATCCCCAGCCGCTTAAGAATTTGCGCGGAGCGCGGGTCAGTTGGGTTGCTGCGAGCCCAATCCAAAGCCTGCTGATCGCGCGGAGGTAGCGTAGACGTGCGTTCGGGCGGCATCTCAATCTTGAACTCATCGCCTGCTTTGAAGCGGTCAACGTTGGCGTTATGCTTATTGATGACGTTACGCGCAGAACGCTCATTAATGTCTAAGATGCGCCGCAGAGCGCGCTCGTCCAGTGAAATTTTACCGCCGGCCATTTTTTCTGCGTACTCGCGGTCCGCGTTTGACAAGCCGGTTCCGGCGCCAAACAGCTTGATAAGCCGACCCACGTTACCCGCCAAAGTAGCCGCATACGTTTGCGCATTAGCAGATGCATCTGAGTCTAAGTCAATGCCAACCTGCTTAAGTGCTTGCCCAGCGCTTACCAAAAAGTCCGCTCCAAAACCAGTGACCATGCCCTTGTTCAAAAGATCGCGGCCAAGGTTGATGGTATCCAGCGTAGAAACGGCGTCTTCTGCTGCTTTATAGCCAGTTTCTATAATATTGCCGCCTGCGCCCCCTAACTTCTTTCTTAGCTCCGATTCTTGAGGCATGTTGATGGTGGTTGTCGGACGCTTAGACGCTTGGAAAGCCTCAAACCCGGCACGCTCTTCAGGTGGCATCGCTTGCGTTGCGCGGAACTCGCGTATGCTGGCCGGAACTTGTTCTTGCCCCGCACGCGCTTCTGCCGCTGCTGCCGTTCGAGTTGCTGCTCTTGCGCGCTCACCTGCGGCTTGGGCGGTTGCTTCAGT